GTGGACAGCCACTTGGAGAAGAAAAACCTTTAGACATTTCAAAAACAGAACCAGTAGGTTGTAAAAAATGTGGAGGTGAGGTATTTATTCAAGGATTTTCATTCCGTAGAGTACCCAAACTTATCACAGGTAAAGACAAAGATGAAATGTTACCTGTTGAACTATTCCTCTGTGGAGATTGTGGAGAAGTATTAAATGAATTATTACCAGCTGGATTAAAAATGGAAGCGTAGTTAATAAGTAAAATGGTTAAATTAAAATACATTTTATCAAACTATAAAGGAGACTTTTTTGATTTAGATAAAAAAAAATTATTCAAACTTGAAAATAATTTATCTAAATTTGAAAAAAATGATTATATTTTAATTTTAAAAAAAGTATCTAATTTAGAATTTGAAAAAAATAAATTATGTTCAAATGATATAAGAATATTAAATTATTTTCCAAATTCTTATGTAGTTTATCATAACTTGCATGAATCTGGGTGGGCTTCATTTAATAATTTATATGAAGATTTGATAAACCAATATAAAAACAGAATATTCTTATTAGAAAATTTTGAAAACACAAAAGATAAATTATATTCTATACAATTTAAATATTTTCCATATTTTTTTAATAATATTTTGAATTTTAAATTCAAGAATAAAAAAAGAAATAAAAAATTTATATCTTTAATTCGTAGATTAAAGTTTCATAGGATTTTACTTTTATCAAAACTTTCTAATAATTTTATTAAAAATAATAATATATTTTATACATTTGATGTTTTTGATTATAATGAATGTGAAAATATAATAAATAAAAACTTCAATGAAGTAGATTTTGATTTTATTAATATAAAAAAAGAAGAACTAAAAAATAAAATTCAAACTTTATATATAGATAATCCAAATAAAGTACTTAACGGTCCTCATGGAGATATATTTGGTGAAAATCCAGAAGTTGGTAATTATTTTATTATTAAAAATAATATTAATTATTTAAAAACTTGTTTAGATTCATACTTTGATATAGTGACTGAAAGTGAGTTTTCTTCAAGAACTAATAATTTATTTACAGAAAAAATATTTAAACCTATTGTTTTTTATCAACCCTTTTTAGTAATAGGCCGACCTCATATATTACGAGAATTAAAAAAAATTGGGTTTAAAACATTTGACCAATTTTGGGATGAAAGTTATGATTCCGAAGAAAATGATTATAAAAGATTTAGTATGGTAAATAATATTATTAATGATTTAAATAATAAATCAATGGATGATATTCATGAATTATATATCAGTATGAAAGAAATTTTAATTCATAATTATAATCATTTAAAAACATTTACTAATGATAACCTAATGAAAGATTTAGAATTAGCCCTATATAAAAAAATAAAAGAATTAGAAAATGTCTAATAAACCAAAATCACTATTTGATCATATCAAAGCAATTACATCAGAACAAGACCCAAAATATTGGGATAAACTTGAAGAATCGGATAAGAAATCTTGGTCAAACTATATGATACATCGTTTTCTTTCGATGAATGCTGATTGGATAGAAATCCTTTCAGAAATACAACCATATACTCAAACTTTAGAACCAAAACAACTTTACTTAGTAATGATAGGTCTTTTACCAAAAGGTAGACACTACTTGAAATATACCAAAGGAAAGAATGATACTAAATACGAAAGTTGGTTAATTGATTTAATCAAGAAAGATTTCCTTTGTTCTAAGAAAGAAGCAGAAGATTATACAGAAATTCTATATTCAACAAGAGAAGGTAGAGAGAATATTAAGTATATTTGTGAAAAATATGGTATAGAGAAAAAACAAATTACAAAGTTAAAATTAAAAATATAAATGTTTTATTATCTACTTGTAGGTTTATTTCAATTTTCATTTAATGTTTTGAAAGTTCTTGAAATAAAATATACATACCAAAACAAACTTAAACCACTTCTTTTAAATTCCTTATTAATAAATGCTGCAGCATTAGGTTCTGTGTTTATTTCTATTGATAAATTATTAGAAGGAGATTATTTAGTAATTCCATTTTATGTAGGTTTTGCTATTTTAGGAAAATGGTTTGCAATGAAACATTTTGAAAATGTTAGATATAAAATAGGAAAGTTATTAAAGATTTCTTAACATTGGTTTTGCAATATATACAATAGTTATACGAAGATGAAAAATATTGAAGGTTATTACAATCAACACACTTCACAAACCCCACAATTTGGGGAAGACACTATCACCCACACATTTGGCAAAAATATTAAAATTTACCTCGATTCTAGTAAGGGAGAATCGTTGTATGCAATTAGTTATGTTTAATTTATTAAAAGGAAAAACAATTATGAGAAAACTATTATTAGTTGGATTGATGATTATTTCATCAATTAATGTTTTTGCACAAGAAGTAGAAAAAGACACTGTTTTTGTGCAAGAACTAGAGGAGGTAGTTGTATCTTCAAAGGTGATTGACTTGGTAAAAGAACGAGTCACACCTGTTGCTGCTACAACTATCAAAGCGAGCGAAATCGCTCTAAAAGTGGGTAACCAAGAGTTCCCTGAGATTATGAACCGTACGCCTGGTGTGTATGCTACCAAACAAGGTGGTGGATATGGGGATTCTCGTATCTCACTTAGAGGTTTTGACCAAAGAAACACTTCCTTCCTTATTAACGGACAACCCGTTAACGATATGGAAAACGGATGGGTATATTGGTCTAACTGGCAAGGATTGACCGATGTTGCTAGTGGTATCCAAATTCAAAGAGGATTGGGTGCATCACGATTAGCAGTTCCTTCAGTTGGGGGAACTGTTTCTATTTTCACCAAAACTGCTGATATTCGTGAGGGTGGTTCAATCACTCAAACATTAGGTAACGATGGTTACCAAAAAACTGCAGTAGTGTACAACACAGGTAAAAATGAGAACGGTTGGGCAGCATCCATCCTTTTATCACAATGGCAAGGTGATGGTTACATCTATGGAACTCAAGGTGAAGGAACTACTTACTTCTTCGCTCTTGGTTATGCACCAGATGATTCAAAACACTCACTTAACCTATCTGTCTTAGGTGCTTCACAATGGCACCACCAAAGAACCACTTGGGTATCAATTCGTGATTACCAAAACTTTGGAACAGACCACAAAGAAGGTATTGATAGAAGATGGTCTTCAGATGCTGGTTTCCTCAATGGAGAGGAATACAACATTCGTAGAAACTTCTACAACAAACCACTTGCAACCTTAAACTGGGATTATCAAATCAACAATAACCTTCAGTTAAACACTTCATTCTATGCATCTGCAGGACGAGGTGGTGGAACTGGTGCTCGTGGAAACAACTTCCGTAATGCAGCAATCGATAACTTCCCGTTCCGTATTGACCTTACCGAACACTACTTAAATCGTGGAAGAGGAACTCGTGATGCAAATGGATTTATTGATTTTGATGCAGTAGTTGCTTCTAACCAATCAGTTGGACCTTACACAGGAGCAATTGCAGGTTATCAAGGACAATCTATTGGTTCTAATGGATTTAGAGAAGATGGTGTATCTCGTGAAGTTCTTATTCGTAGAGCATCGATGAACTCACACGACTGGTATGGTGCTATTTCTAACTTAGAAGGTCAGTTTGGTAAGTTCAGAACTTCTATTGGTGTTGACCTTCGTTCTTACACAGGATACCACTACCGCGTTCTAAATGACCTTTTAGGTCTTGATGGGTATTACTCAACAGGTAACCGAAACTCTGCTGGCCAGATTATCGAAACCACAGTTGAAGCTTCTCCATTCCGCGACACTGGTATTCGTGGTCCAAAGATTGATTATTACAATATTGGTAAAGTTGGATGGCAAGGTGTCAATGGTTTAGTTGAATATCAAGGAGATAAACTAACCGCAGTTGTTCAAGGGGGTTTATCAAACCAGTCATTCCAACGTATTGATTATTTTGACCAAGTTGGTAATCCTATCTCAGAAGAATCTAACCTTGGTGGTGGATATGTAAAAGGTGGTGCTAACTTAAATATTTCAGAGAAATCAAATGTATTCTTTAATACAGGTTTCATTTCACGCCAACCTTTATTCGATGCTGTTTTCCCAGGTTTTGCGAACAACATCAACCCTGATTTACAAAACGAAGAAATCACCTCATTCGAACTTGGGTATGGTTACACAACTGATAAACTTACCGTAAATGTAAATGCATACTCTACTACTTGGGGTAATCGTTTCATATCTAGAGGATTTACTTTAGATGGAGGTATTGATGGAACAGCTCAGTTTCGTAACATTGATGTACTACACAATGGTATTGAGTTAGAAACTACATATCGACCAACTTCAAGATTAAAACTTCAAGGTATGTTATCAATCGGTGATTGGAGATATACAGATGACTTTACCTCAGAAGTATTTGATGATACAAACACTAAAGTTGGTGAAGGTACTTTATACCTAAAAGATGCTAAAGTTGGAGATGCAGCTCAGTTTACTACATTTGTTTCTGCTGATTATCGTTTAGGAAAACTAAACCTTGATTTAGGTTATCGTTTCGTAGATGGTTTGTATGCTGATTATTCAATCAACAACTCAGACTTCTTACAACCAGAAAACTTAGGTGCAGTTAAACTTCCATCTTATGGTCTGGCTGATGCTGGTGCTACTCTTTACTTAGGTAAGTTTAGTGCTCGTGTGAATATCAACAACCTATTTGATACAGTTTATATCGCTGAATCAGAAACCAACATTCACGCTGGTGCAGGTTCAGATACTTGGAATGGTATAGATGTAGCTAACTCAGTATGGTTCGGATTCGGCCGTACTTGGAACGCTTCTCTAAAATACCGATTCTAATATTAACATAAAGGTTAGGGGGGAGAAATCCCCTCTTTTCCTTTATTTTATTCCCTTACAAAAAACATGAGTAAACTTATAAATCTATTTGGTGGGCCTGGTATTGGAAAATCATCAATTGCATCAGGTATAACTTACAAATTAAAGAAAAAACATATTACTTGTGATAACCCATATGAGTTTCCAAAGGCTCTTGCTTGGGATAATAACAATGAAGCAATTAAAGACCAACTTTATGTGTTGGCAAATCAACATAGGGGAATCGTTAAGAGTTTCGGTAAAGTTGATTTTATAGTATTAGATTCTCCTATTTTACTTTCT